AGGAGAATACCTCAAGGGTAGCGATCCAACAACAATTTCTAAAGAATTAACAATTCCACGTACTCGTGTTGTTGCATACATTGATGAATGGAAAGAAAAGACTTCTAACAACATAGCCATTCGTGCTCGTGCCAAAGATGCTTTAGCAGGAGCAGATGCACATTACAGCAAGCTTATACTAAAGTCATACGAAGTTATTGATGAAGCATCAATGACCAATAATCTTAGTGCAAAGACTGCTGCTATTAAACTTGTTATGGACATTGAGTCTAAGCGTATTGATATGTTGCAAAAAGCTGGACTCTTAGAAAACAAAGAGATTGCAGAAGAAATGGTTGAGATTGAGCGTCGTCAAGAAGTATTGGTTGGTATTCTTAGAGACATTGCATCAACACACCCAGAAGTTAGAGATATTATTCTTGAGAGACTATCAGCAATTGCAAAACAAGGAGAAGTATTAACAGTTATTTCTGTGAGTACAAATGAATAATTTACAAAAAATATCTATAATAAATATTGAAGGTATATCTTTAGATGATGTCTTATCTCACTGTGATAATAAAAATTGGACAGATGGAGAAGTTGCAAAATCTAGGTATTCTTCAGACACTGGATCAGGAACAAATAAAACAATCAGAGATGTTAATGTATCTGAAATGGATGCTGAGATTCATGTTGTTTTAAATAATTTAATTCAACCACACGTAGACAAGTATGCTAAAGATAATAACATTAAAATATACGCTAATACATTTTATACAATAGCAAAATATTCTAAGGGTCAGTTTTTTACTGAGCACACAGATTCAACACCAGAGTTTCCTAGAGCAATATCTGCAATATTATATTTAAATGATGACTATGAAGGTGGAACTTTAACTTTTGGTAAAATTGGAAAAACCTTTAAGCCAAAAGCAAATACTCTTTTTATATTTCCATCTAGTGATGATTTTAGCCACTCAGCAGACCCAGTTATAGATGGTGTAAAGTATGTAATAGTTGGGTTTTGGTCATGATATTTGATGAATTTTTAGAGGTTTTAAAAGAAAATCATTTTATTGAGAGACCTGTTGACGCAAAAACATTTGTTGAGTCTCCAGAGTATCTTGGCCAACCACCTTTATCTGAAATTCAGTATACAATTGTTGAAGCAATGAGCCAGATTTACCGCAAAGAAGATGTGATAGATATTCTTGGTGATAAAGGTGAGGAATACTACAAAAAATATACAAAGAATGAACTCATTCTACAACTTGGCAAGGGATCTGGAAAAGACTTCGTATCAACAGTAGCATGTGCATATGTAGTATATAAGATGCTATGCCTTAAAGATCCTGCTGTTTATTATGGAAAGCCTGCAGGAGATGCTATTGATATTATAAACGTTGCTGTTAACGCTCAGCAGGCTAAGAATGTTTTCTTTAAAGGTTTTAAATCAAAGATTGAAAGATCCCCTTGGTTTGCTGGAAAGTATAACCCAAAGGCAGACTCAATTGAGTTTGATAAATCAATTACTGTTTACTCTGGTCACTCAGAGCGTGAATCACATGAGGGTTTAAACCTATTCATGGCTGTCCTTGATGAGATTTCTGGTTTTGCATCAGAGGTAGCAACAGGAAATGAGCAAGGAAAAACTGCTGATAATATCTATAAAGCTTTCCGTGGTACTGTAGATTCTCGTTTTCCTGATCTTGGAAAGGTTGTGCTTCTTTCATTTCCCCGCTATCAAGGTGACTTTATTTCTCAACGGTATGACTCAGTAATTGCTGATAAAGAGGTAGTAGAAAAAACACACAAGTTCATCATCAATGAAGAGTTGCCACATGACAACCCAGACAATACGTTTGAAATATCCTGGGATGAAGATCATATACTTTCATACAAAATACCTAAGATATTTGCACTGAAGCGTCCAACATGGGATGTTAATCCTACAAGAAAGATTGATGACTTTAAGATTGCATTCTTAACAGACTTAGGCGATGCTATGATGCGTTTTCTGTGCACACCAACATATTCATCAGATGCTTTCTTTAAGCAAAAAGATAAACTTATTAATTGCATGACCTTAACAAATCCTGTAGATAGTTTTAGAAGGTTCTCAGAAAACTTTAAACCAGATCCAGATAAGATTTATTATGTTCATGCTGACCTTGCACAAAAACACGATAAGTGTGCGGTTGCTATTGCTCACGTAGAAAAGTGGGTAAATATTCAGGTAATTAAAGATTATGAACAAGTAGCACCAATCGTAGTAGTAGATGCAGTAGCATGGTGGGAGCCAAGATCAGAAGGACCAGTTGATCTTTCTCAGGTTAAACAGTGGATTCAAAACCTCAGAAGGCAGGGTTTTAACATAGGATTAGTATCATTTGACCGTTGGCAGTCATTTGATATACAGCAAGAACTTAAAGGTGTTGGTATAAGAACTGATACTGTTTCTGTTGCAAAAAAACACTACGAAGATTTAGCAATGATGATCTATGAAGAGCGTGTTGCTATGCCCATGATCCCATTACTTCTGGAAGAAATGTCAGAATTAAAAATCATGAAGGGTAATCGTGTAGATCACCCTAGAAAAAAATCTAAAGACCTAGCAGATGCTGTTTGTGGGGCAGTATTTGGAGCTATATCCCATACTCCAAAAGAAATGAATGTTGAGATAGAGATTCATACTTGGGGTACCTCAGACAAACTTGCACGCAGGCAAGAGTCTATGGTAGAATTGGAAGACAGGCAAATGCCAGAAGATGTCAAGAGTTTTCTTGATAATCTAAAACTAATATAACAAGGAGAAAAATGAATTCATTTAAGAAAATTGCTTTGGGGCTTGCTGCAGCGATGTCCTTCGGCGTTATGTCAGCACTTCCGACAAGTGCTGCTGTAAATGCACCAACCCTAACCATTGACTCAGCAACAGACGTTGTTGTCTCTGGAGAGTCTGCAACAGCAGTAGTAACATTGTCGTTTATTTCAGAAACATCAGCAGATACAGCAACTGTAATTTCTGCTATGTTTTCACAGCCAACGGGGTCAGCAAAGTCTGTAACCCTATCACTTCTAGAAACATCAACAGCCTCAGTAGTAATTGCAGGCAATAATGTTTCAGCAAACATTAACTCAACAGTTAACACACCAACATATGTAACAGCAAAGTTCTTGCTAACTTTGAATGCACCAACAGTTGCAGGTACATATGATGCAAAGATTCTAACGACAAGTCCAATCAATGGACCATCAGTTTCATGGACAGTAACAGTCAAGGCAGCGGATCTAACTCCATCTGCTTCAACTACTACATCTATCCTTAATGCTGGTGAAGTAACAACTGCAACCGCAGATGCTACAGTCTATGCTCCAAAGGCAACCTCAACAGATGCAGCAGCAGTAATTGTTGTTACACCTAAGAATGCAGCAGGAGGATCAGCAACTGAGTCAATTCTTGCAACAGTTTCAGGAACAGGTATGATTGGTTACGGAACAAACGCAACTACAATTACCGCACTTGGTCGTTCAGTAGTTATTCCAGCAGGAAATTACATTGGTGTATTTGCTGACGGTACAGCAGGAGTTTCAACAATTACTCTTACAACCCTTACAGGTACAGTACTTGCAACTGAGAAGGTAACATTCTACGGGGACATTGCAAAAATTGTTGCAACTTCAGATAAGGCAGTTATTTCTGTTGGGTCAAATGCAGATGCCATCTCAGCAATTGCATATGATGCACAGGGTGTAATTGTTGGTTCAGGAACACTTTATGCTACTTCTTCAGATCTAACTACAGTTAATAACTCTGCTGTTCCAGCAACAATTGTTAATGGTGTGGCTAAGTTTTCTGTAAATGGTGTTAAGTCTGGTTCTTCAAACATTGTTGTTTCAACAGGAACTACAACTCCTATCGTGTCTGCTCCAACTGCAATTCGTGTAGAGGGAAAAATATCAACCGTAAAGGTTGCTTTTGATAAGGATGAATACCTTCCAGGTGAGGCTGCAACAATTACAGTATCTGTACTTGATGAAGCAGGATTACTAGTGTCTCCAAAGACACACGCAAATCTATTTGCTACTGGTGGAATTCTTTCATCATATGCATTTGGTGCAACATCAGATACAATCAGTGCAGTTTCAGTTACAACAG